CTACCGAGGCCATGACTCTGCCAAAGACCGCAGGTTGTTTCCGTCCTAATTGGCAGGATACACTCAATGGCAGATACATCGATGCGCAATCCTTCGCATTTGCAATGAATAAGTTTAGAAAAGATAAACGCAAACTCGTGGAATCGTCCTTTGCATTGTCCGAGGAGGGGAAAAGATGAAAGAATTCCACTCCTATTACAAGAATCATGTGAACGCGAATCCCGACGATTGTTGCGACCTAAGCAGGTGATAAAATGGCAAAGAAACCCCGTCCAACCGATAAGAACCTGCAACCCGTAGCAACCAAGGAACAAGCAAGGGAAAGGGGTAGGGCTGGGGGCTTGGCATCGGCAAGGGCGAGGGCCGAAAAGAAGAGCATCAAGGAATCCTTGGAAATCCTTATGAAGATGCCTGTGAAAGACGGCCCCGTGACCACCATTGCAGGCGCGGATTCACTCAATAAGGAGAGCCTTGCCAAAGTGAACCCCACATCGGGCGAGTTGCTTGCACTGGCCACGTTGCAAAAGGCCCTAAAAGGCGACATGAAGGCCATGCGCATCATTATGGAATTGACTGGTGAAGGGCAACAGGTCCAGCAGGTCAGCCCACTGGATAGGCTGGCCGATACCATTGCGCAATACAAGGACGAGGATGGCGATGACTGACATAATGGTATCCAGCGACCCCGTATCCAGGAGGAAATCGCTTAGATCAATAGCAAACGCTGGATTCCTGAATGTATGGGAGGGGGCCGTGCGTAGCGGTAAGACGGTCTATGCTCTGGTTGCGTTCTGCCTGTATGTCACACGTTCCACCGAAACCGTATTCCTGCTGTCGGGCCGTACATTGCCCACCATCGAAAAGAACGCCATATTGGGCGACTACGGCATACTGGCGTTGATACCAGGTGCAAGATATGGCAAGGTAGGGAACAGCACCGCAATCACGTTCAGGGCCAACGGCAAGGACAAAGTCATATTCGTTTCGGGAGCCGCTGACATCAAGGCATACATGTCGTTAAGAGGCAACACATACGCAGGCTGGTTCGCTGACGAGATCAACATGCACGACCAACGCTTTGTGGAAGAGGCCTTTAACCGTACTGTCAAATCAGCAGATAGGAAACATTTTTGGAGCCTGAACCCCGACAACCCCAACGCCTGGATTTATACCGAATACCTGGACAGGTACGACACAATGAGCAAGGAGGAACGCAAGGCAATCGGGGGATACCATTGGTGGCATTACACCCCGACGGACAACCCCAGCCTGACACCGCAGATGATACAGGCGATGGAGTTGCAGTACCCAAAGGACTCCTATCTATACCAACGCTATATCCTGGGCCTGCGCGTAATGGCCGAGGGATTGATCTATCCGCAGGTCACCGAATCGTTTTTCAGGCCAGAAGAGGACATGATAGGCACTGATGTCCGTTACTGCGCCATAGATTTCGGTGCCACTCACGCCACATGTATGCTCTTCGGGGGCATGTATAAGGGCAACCGCAATGACTGGCGCATAGTGGCCGAATACTACGACGAAAACAGCGATAAAACGACATACGACCATTACTGCGCATTCATGGACATCTGCCAGCAGTTGGGCGTTAATCCGAACAAGATCACAATAGCAATCGACCCAGCCGCCAAGGTGCTAAGGCAGGAGTTCCTTAAACACGGCCTGACAGTGATAAAGGCCAAGAACGAGGTACTGCCAGGCATAGAGTACACAAGGAATGTCCTATACAAAGGCGTATTAATCCTATCCAGAGCAGTCATCAGGATGTTAAAGCAGTTCTCGTCCTACTCATGGGATGCAAAGGCATCCGAGAGGGGGGATGAAAAGCCCATAAAGCAGAACGATGACGAAATGGATGCGTTGAGGTATTTTGCCAACACGTTCATGAAACCCATTACAGGCAGTTGATAGAATGAAAGTAGAGTTATCAGCGGATATAGTGGTGGACCCCGAGGTTACACCGAAAACGATAGACATAGCCTTTAACCAATGGCTGGCCTACAAGACCAGATACCAGAAGTTAGAGGATTATTACAACGGCAAGCAGGATTTCAATTCCAAGATACACGACAGCGACCACAACATGATAGTGTCCAACCATTGCAAATACATCACGGATGTATTGGTGGGCTACCAGTTCGGGAACGAGCCGAGATACACCACATCAGAGGGCGACAATGCTGGCCAGGCCATTATCGACCTGTTCAAATCGCAAGATATATGGAGCGTATTGATCGACATCGGTGAGGATTTGTCCAAGTTCGGCAGGACCAATCAGTTGGTATTCATGCCCCAGGACAAGGATACGCCCAGGAGCATAGAGATCGACCCCCTGCATGGTTTCGTCGCATACGCTGGGGATGTGGAAAAGGACAGCGTTTTCGGGGTTGTAGTGTTCAGCTACAAGAACAACGATGATAAGGTCATTTACCGCTTGTATGTGTATGACACCGCAGACATGTCGGTATGGGAAGCGGATTCCGCGCAGGAAAGCCCCAGGACATGGAAGATGGTTGAAGGGCCAGTGCCCCACGGTTTCGGGCGCGTGCCCTTGATTGAGTACAAGAACAACCGTGCGGCCACATCCGATTATGAGGGCATAATGGAGTTACAGGACGCATACAACAGCCTGCTATCCGACAGGCAGGACAACCAGGACAGCTTTGCCCAGGCCATGCTTGTGTTAAGCGGTTCGGTGATAGGGCTGACGCAGGAGGAAATACAGGACGGCACTGCCATCCTCAAAAAGCACAAGGTACTCCAACTCGACGATGATGCAGTTGCGCAGTACCTGGTAAAGACCACAGACGAAACGGGCGTGCAGATCATCCAGGACCAGTACGCCAGCGATATGCACAAGTTCGCTATGGTGCCCGACCTAAGCGACGAGCAGTTTGCAGGCAATGCGTCGGGCGTTGCTATGGCCTACAAGCTGTTCGGAACAGATCAAATAGTGAGCAGGAAACAGGCACAGACGCAAAAGGGATTCACAAGGCTCTGCAAACTGTATGATTATAGGATGAACAACCCCACCATGAACCCCAACTACAAGCCCGTCGCAGACATTGAAAATATGCTGATCACATTCAACCTCAACGCGCCCCAGGACCTTAGTTATGTGGCCACAGCCATCACCCAGCTAACAGGTGGGGGCAAGGTCATGTCCTTGCAGACCGCCAGGACGCTGGTATCGGTCATTCCCGACCCCGAAAAGGAAACCGAGTTGGTCCAGCAGGAGAACGACGAAGAGGCCGAAAGGACGAGGGAAACCTACGATTACGATGCAGTGACCGCAGGCCAATTCCCTAAGAACGAGGGTGCTGATGCCATCGAAGATAATACCGAGGAATGACCCCGAGGCCAACGTGCTGGTCTATAAGGAGATGGAGAGGCCCTTAAAGCAAATCCTCAAATCCTTTGCAGACCGCAACACCAAGGGCATGATGCAGACCGTCACCAATATCCTGAAAGATGCAGGGTATGACGGCACCAACAGGGCCAGCGTAATGATCAAAAAGGCCGACCCCAAGACAATCAAAAGCCTGGAATTGCTGGCCCAAAAACTGCCTGAAAGCGACCGTCAGAGATTCAATACCAAACTATACGGACAGATTGGCTCGGGGTCTTTGACGGTGCGCAAGGCCATAAACAACGCCATAAAGTACGGTTCCACGGCATACAGCAAGGACCTGTATATGGCAGGCAAGGACGTATTAAGGGATACGGCCAAGGAGGGGATGCTAAGGGGCGAGTTCATGGTTCAGAAGGGCGTGGGCGTAGGCTGGCAGATGGAAACGCCTGGGCTTAAAGTGGTGGACACCTTTTTGAAGGACAGGTGGACGGAGAACGATGCCAGCGAATACCTGCGCCCCATGTCGCAGGCGGTCAGGGAGCAGGTGGAGGCAGGCCTGTTCCTTGGCGAACACCCCAGCAAGATCGCTGAAAGGATGCAAAGGGTGGAGGAAATAAACGATGTGCGTGCCAACCGCAACGCAAGGACAATCACCACAGCAGTCGCCAACGAGGCCCACATGGAGCAGTACAAGAAGGACGGGGTGGAGAGATACCGCTTTGTCGCAACCTTTGACGAAAGGACTTGCCCCGTATGCGGCGACCTGGACGGTCGGGAGTTCAAGATCACCGATAGATCGTCCAGCAATTACCCGCCCATACATCCGAATTGCAGATGCACCACCGTCGCGGTGCTGGGCAAAAAGGCCCAGGCAAACGTGAACAGGATATTGGAGGCCCATAAGAACGATAAGACGGTCAAGATAACGCCAGGCACAACATTCAATGAATGGGTCGGTAAGCAGGTCATCCAGCCAAAGCAAAAAGGATAATCTAAAATAAACCTTTTACCTTAACTTTTAGTTATTACATAGTTTTACTATGTAATAACCGTTATATACTCAACCCGTGCATATACCATACAAGCCTACGGGCTTAGGAAGGAACACGAAATGCAAGAAAACAGCATGACAAGACAAGAGTTCTTTGCAATGGCAGGACTGAACGCGGACATCAGCGACAGGGCATACACCCCCATATCGCTGGGCAAGGGCAACAAGATCAGAGACGGAAACGCCTCCTGGATTGCAAGCCTGCGCCACATCGACTTCATCAACGCGACCGAATTGAGGGCTTTGGTGCCCGAAACCGTGACCCCTATGGAGGTTATCGTGGACGGTGAGGTTCAGAAGAAGTACAAGGCAATCGTTGGCGACAACAGCCACAAGGTTTATTCCATCAGATCAAACCTTTATCAGCCTGTTCAGAATCAGATGCTGATGGAATCGCTGGCAACCGCATCGGATGTGACTGGCATCCAGGTATTCGGCAAGATGGACCAGTGCAACGGGCGCATGAGCATCAACTCATTTTTCGCAGACCCCGACTGCAATGTAGACTTCGGAAAGCATCACGGGGCTGGCTCCGACCCCTACATGCTGGGAGTGAGAGCCTACAACAGCCACACGGGTGAAACTGGCTTTGGCGCGGAAATCATCGGGGTTCGCTGGCTTTGCTCCAACATGTGCGCCTTTGGCGAAGTGCTGGGGAAGGTGAGTTGGAAACACTATGTGAAACAGGAGAACGTGGTGGACCTCATCGCAGGCATGATCAAGGGATACATGGACAAGGTGCCCATCCTCCAAGACAGGATAACCGCAATGCGCAACGAAATCATATCCATGGAGGATGCGGAGAACGCGCTTTGGGGCATAAAGTTGGACCCCTTCAAGACGGAGGGCATAATGGCCCACCTGCCAAGGCTCAACCCCGAAATCCCCAACCTTGCAACGGATGTATCCGTTTACGACATCTTCAACGCAACCACCGCATACAACACCTATGGCAACACAGGCGGTTCAGAGTGGGGCAAGACCGACGTATCCCACAAGGCGCAGAGGCTGATTACGGGCATCGACAACTTGGAGGATTTGATCAACGCAGGCGCAAAGGCCAAGGCCCAATACGAGGAAGTGCTACGCAAACAGCAGATTAACACTCCCGTGCTATCCTTCTAAACTTTTTAGGGGGGCGACCCCCGAAACCCTTTGTTTTTCTTAAAACGCCACCATCCCTTATTAACACCGTTAATGCTCATAGAATCACCCAACAAGGGGGTTTCAACTTGGCAGGAGAATCAACGGATAATTCTGGAACTCCGAATCAGTCGGAGGAAATAACATTCACACCTGAACAGAAAGTAAAGATCAACACGATAGTTCAGGAGCGCGTGAATGAGGCAAATGCTGGCAAACAGAAATACGCAGACGATGCAGTTGCAAAGGCACTCGCGGAGGAACGTGAGAAACAGCGTATCGCATCGTTGCAGGGCGAAGAACGCATCAAGGCCGAGTATCAGGCCCAACTGGACAGGATACAGGCCGAAAGCAAGGCACAGATGGAGCAGTTAAAGGCTGCCCAAAGAGACCTCGCTATCAGCAAGGCGCAGGCCCAGCTTGCGGAACTCGGATTGCCCACAGATTTCGCCATCAACATGCTTGGCGATGACGACAAGCAGACAACCAAGAACATCCAGACATTCAACACCAAGGTCAATGAACTGGTCACTGCAAAGGTGAACGAATCATTGGCACGCGGCCCCCCAAAGACAGGCGGAGCAACACTCACACAGCAGGACGCTGTATTGGCGCAGTTGAGGGAGATTGCACACCTGCCACCTACAAAGGGGTGAAAAAGAAATGCCAGACCCGACACCAGGAAACGGAGTATACAGCGGTCAGGAAGTGCTACCTAACACTATCCCAGCTGTATCGGAATACATCAAGACAATCCTTGATGAAGTGTATGAATACGAGGCAAAGACCAGCGGAATGGTACCCGACCCCACGCTGGCCAGAGCATCGGAGAACGCAGGCGTTTTCAAGCTTGCAACCATGAAAACCACAGGACTCGGAAACTACGATGTCCACAAGGGATACCCCACAGGTTCAGGAGAAGTAACCTGGGAGTCCTACGAGTTGCAGTGCGACAGAGGTATCAGGTACCTTGCCGACCCCAAGGAGAACATCCTGGGCGGAGGGCTTGCCACCGCAGTCGCGTTCTTTGCGAACGCCACCAGGGAGCAGTTCATTCCCGAAATCGATGCGTACAGGTTCAGTAAAATCTACTCAATCATCAACGGCAACAATGCGATCAAGGCCACACATGTCAAGACAGAGGCCAGTCTGTCAGGCGCGGACATCCTTTCATCCGTCATCGAGGGCCTGGATGTAGTCAGCGACGAAACTGGTATTGACACTGGCCTGACCATCTACATGAACCAGAATTTGAGGAACATCCTGCACAAATCCACAGAGTACGACAAGACCAAGGACATCAGCGCAGTAGGTGGATTCAACACCAATATCACGCAGATCAACGGCAACAGCATCGTATGGGTTCCCAAAAAGCGCATGATGTCGGCCATCACCCTCAATGATGGATTCACCAACGCATACAGCGACACCACTACCAAGACCGTGGACTACAACCAGTTCGGTTACAAGAAGGCAACAGGCGCAAAATACCTGAACTATGTCATCACAGCACCGAACACCTGCATGGGAATGGTAGCCATCAACAGGCCCAAGATCATCACCAAGGAGCAGTCCGAGCAGTACGACGCAGACCAGGCAATGATTCGCATGTGGCATGATTTGATCATCCCCAAGAATAAACAGCCTGGGGTCTACATCAGCGTTGGCGGTTCCGTCAGTTGAGGTGAGTGAATGACCGCAACAGAGCATACACTTAGGAGGGCTGGACGCTTTAAAGCGTACCCAGCCTACGCTAACAAATCGGACCCCGAAATCATAGCTACCTTAGAGGATGCTCTGCAAGTGTTCTTCGACATCACCCACCGTTCCGAGGACCCAGGCCAGGCCATTGATTCCCTTATATGCGACATTGCCAAGACGATGTTGGCAAGGGGCGGACAGGAGGGCATCAAAAAGGCCAAGGACGGGGAATTTGAACGCGAATGGAGTGACCAGCAGGGGAGCATTGATGCTGTCCTGTTAAAGCGCATAAAGGCATATCGTCAGGTCGTTGGAGTAAATGCAACCCCTCTCACATGACATTCGCAGGTATTACCGCAAGCACGCCACTGGTGAAGTGGTGAGCAACACGGGCGATGTTGTGCCCACCTACAAGGTGGACGGGCCGTATGCCCTGGCTTTCAGGCCTGGCGGTGAGACCAGGACCCTGGGGGAACAGGGCTACACCCGTGAGAGTACGCAATACTTCGTTATTGCCGACGGGGTGCATTGCTTTGAGCCTGGCGATATACTGACCTCCGATAAGGCAGGGAACAACGCGCTGTATCAGGTGCAAATCGTCAAGGACTGGCCCACCGAACAGACCATGTATGTGAGGGGATTATGACCACCTTCGAGGAACTGGATGCCAAACTGGCAAGGCTTGCCAAGGTGGCGGATAGGGTAGAAAAGAAGGTGGCTCCCGAAATATGCAACGAAATGAGGAACGTGGCCGTGGCCATGATCACATATCAGCAGGCAGTCGATACGGGTGCATTAAGATCATCCGTAGAAGGGGCATCGGACATCATATTGCGTGAGGACGATGTGACCGTTTCTATGGGCATAACCACCCGTATGGATTACGCCAAGTACATTGAGTTCGGAACGGGAACCAAGGGTTCAGCGGACTACACCAGCCCCGTCACAGGGGAAACCTACACAGCCGAGGGCGTTACATTCTCACCGAAATCGCGCTGGTATCAGCACAACCCCAAATACAACGGGGATTTCGGCAAGGACAACGACCCGTCTGCGAGGGAATGGATACCAAGGTTCGCACAGCACCCAAGGCAGTTCATGCGCCCTGCGCTTTATGACAACATCCCCAGGGCCAAGGAAATCCTGGCGGATGTGCTTGGGGAGGACTTTGCATGATAGATGTATTGGAATCTTTGGTGGAGCAGTTGCGCACGATCAACGAATTCGACGGCAGGATATATCGCAGGTGGCCCAAAAAGAACGTCACCCTGCCAAGTTGCATAATATACCGTATATCGGGCTATACAAAATTATCCGACGACCAAGGCGAGGAAATCGTTGCCGAACTGGTCTACTCCGTGGACATCAATGCAAAGACCGCAGACGAGGTCGATATGCTGGCGGATAGCGTGGCCAATGTGCTGGCAAGGTATAACTTCCACCGCACTGGCGACACCGATCTATACGACGACAATGCAAAGGCATCCAGGCGCGTCCTCACCTTCATGGGCACGGTGGACAAAAGAGGAAACACATTCACGAATTAAGGTGATAAAATGGTAACAAAAGCAAAGACGGCAAAAGGTATCAAGCTGGGGGTCTATGTAAATGGCTCCAACCAGGCACCTGTCTTTTTTGAAGAGGTTAAGGCCAGCCCTGCAATCGGTGAAAGCCCTGCAAAGGTGGACGCAACCTCTTTCGACAGCAACGCGCATGAGTACGTCAAGGACATCCCCGATTTTTCGGCTGATTTGACATTCACAATGAATGCACAGCCCTATATTTCAGGGGGTACCGCAGAGGCCAGCAATCTCAATCTTATCCAGTCCTTGGACAAGAATGCGGCCTATCAGTGGGTCGTGCTTTATCCTGCTTTAAACCAGCAGGTCACTATCCTGGGCGATTGGTCTTGGAATATGGGCGCAGGCGCAGTATCGCAGGTCATGGATGTGGAACTCACAATCATCCCCAGGTCGGCACCTATCTTCACAGACTACGGAGTGGACAGTTACACCCTGTCATTCAACCCTGTCAGCGATAGCGGAACAGGTACTGGTGAAATGACATCGCAGGTCGCAAGCGCAGGCACAACCATCAAGGCCCCTGCTTGCACATTCACAGCACCCGAGGGCAAAGTGTTCGGCTCTTGGAATACGGAGTCTGACGGAACTGGGGTCAGTTATGATCTAAACGATTCCATCCTTATGGATGCGAACTACACCCTGTATGCAATATGGGTGACGGATAACAGCACGGAGTGAGCGAAATGGTCATGATCACATCATCCAAAGGCATAGAGGCTGACATCAGCCTGGATTTCGACACGGTATGTGACTATGAGGCCACTCATGAGAACTGGTCCATCTTCGTGGAAATAAGGCAGTACACCAAGACCCTAAGATTCACCTGCCTTGCCAACCTCCTGGCCCTTACCACATATAAGGGCACATGGCAGGACTGGACAGGCAGGGATGGCTTCACCACTGACGACCTCTTTACCGTGATAAACAAAGGGCTGGAAACCCTGGGGTTTTCACAAGAGGCCAAAGAATCGTCAGAGTGACCGACGCTATACAAACCATTTGCTTAGTGGAGGGGATGCCACTAACCGCATCCCCTTCGCTGGTCGTCCAATCTGCCAAGATCAAACACGACAGGCGCAGACAGGACAAAATAGACTTAGCACTGGCAACGGCCAACCTAATCCTCGGGGGCTTTTCCACAACATCGGATAACCTGGATGCCGTTGCGCACATGTTCACCGAGGATGAAATCGAGCAGATCAAAGGAGAGCGCGAGGAACGCCAGCAGTTGGCGTATCAGCAGGCACAGCTTGCAATGTTGAGGTTGAAGTATGACAGAGGAAGTCACGATAAAACTGCGCACCGAGGTCGAGGGCACCGAGGACGTAGAAAAGTATCGCGGTCAAATGGCCCAGGTGCAAAAGCAGACCGAAACGGCCACAAAGACGGCACAAAAGGCCAGCAGGCAGATGTCCGCATCAGCCCTCAACGTGAATAAATTGGCGCAGAACCTTGGCAAGTTATCCCCCACATTGGGCAAGATAACGCAATCCATTAACAGGATGACAACGGCCTGGAAACGCTACGATGCGCAGGTCAAAAACAGCACTATGACGGATATGCCGAACCAGTTGGGCAATGCAAAGGCTGGCAAGGCAAGCAGGATAAGCACTGGCGCAAAGGTTGCAGGCGTTGCCCTCGCGGCTGGGGCCGCGTCTATGATCTTCAACGCAATAACAGGTTCAGGCTCTAAACTGGCAGGCTTTGATAAACTCAATACATTAGGCTCACCGTCCATATTGGACCCGATCATACCCTATCTAAAAGGCATAGACGATAATACTGAAAAGACCGCAGAGGCTACGTCCGCAATTAACACTAAGATGGACGGCCCCAAGGGGGGCGTTGCTGTTCCCATTGCAGTGGGCTTATCAGTGCCTGCCACCGAGTATGAAAATATATTCAACGGCCTGGAAAACTACCAGAAAGAGGCCAATACAAGGGTATGGCAGGATTATGAGAGCAAGGCGCAAAGCACCTTAACCAAAGTCAAGGAAATGGCCAATGTTGCCATAACGCCAGCAAAGCAGGCCCAGCAGGCCACAGATAAGATAGTCCAGACTGCCAGGGCTAAGATCAACAAACAACAGAAAGAGGACAATAGGGTTGTTCCCGAGGGCTTTTACATGACACCATCGGGAACGATAATGCCCATTGGCAGTTATGCGTCAGTAGATCAAATCGCCACCAAAGAAGGAGGCTATAATTGGTTCACACAGGGCGGAAAGCAGTATGCGCTTGGTGCTGGCGGTGCATTGCTATATGGACAGGATGGCAACCCCATCAGCAGGGCTACACCGCAAGCACCTGCTCCCGAAGTAAAGAAGGAGTGGTGGAACGCAATAACCGACCCCCTGGGCGACCTTGGTGGGGCCATCATGGACGGATACAACGATGTTATAGACGGCATTGCTGGCGCAATCCCTGACGAGTTGGCAACCATATCGCAGACCGCGCTGAAGGGAATGAGTGCATTATCTTACATCGATCCGATGAAAGGTGAGTTGGATAGGATAGAATACGACCGCTTGGGCAAACTGTCAGTCGAGGAATACAAGAAGGAAATGGCAGGGGCCGCAATCGACACGGCCCTGGAAGTCGCCACATTGGGCGGAGGGGTCGCGGTCAAAGGGGCCAGGACCGTCTTAAAGGCCGCTGATAAGGCAACGGATGCTATCAAGGCGACAACTAACGTTGCAGAGGAATCGGTTAAGAAATCCATTTCAGTCACTACTGACGGGGTCCAAAAGACGAGTAAGGTTATGAATGGCATCACTGACGCGAACAGGAGGGCCATCGAGGCAGAGATAGCAAGGGGCGAGGCAATGATAGCCGAGGAAGAGGCCAGGCTATCACTATCCAAGGCCGTAGTTCTGGAAGTTGAAAATGTTGAAAAAGTGGCAGTCACGGCAGAGGAATCTATCAGGAAATCCACATCCAAATTGGAGGACCTTTATCTTAGAATCAGGGGCGACCCGTTCATTGACAGCGGTGGCACGGCCAACATACCCGTCGGAAAAGTCAAGAAGGGCGCGGATATTGTGGACATGGATGATCTATTTGCAAAGACGGAGAAAAAGACATCCAAGGTATGGGATACCGTCAAAAGTATTGCAAAGACCACAGGGATAATAGGCGTTGCATCTATGGCGGTCGATGGGCTAAGGAGCATCTTCGGTTTCGCAGAGGGTGGAGTGTTCGAGCCTAACAGGCCACAGCTTGCAATATTGGGGGATAATAGATCACAGCCCGAAGTGGCGGCCCCATACAACCTTATCGTCCAGGCTGTTGGTGACGCGATAAGGGCCAACCAGGGCGCACAGGGCGCGATGACAGGCCCTACCAAGATAGAGGTACCTGTCAGCCTTAACGGCAAGGTCATCGCAAGAGCAGTCTATGATGACCTGGAAAGCGAAAGGCGCAGAAGGAACGGTAGCGTGGTATTATGACGATTTTATGGATAGCACCGAAGGACGGGGGCATTAAAGTTCCCATGCCCAGCCCAGCATACAAGGGATACACGACCAAGAAGGAAGAGTTGGTCAAAGCAGAGCGCAACGTTGGCGGAATCGTCAGCATGGCCATCCAGGGCGCAGTATATTCCGCAGAGGCTGGGGAATTGATCAAACATCACATAGCATGGAAACACACCATAGATGTCAAATGGGTGGCCCTTACTGCGCAGGAAAAGACCACCATAATGAACGCCACGGGCGGTGAGTGGTTCATCGTGGATTACCTGGACATGGATACCGATACCATTGAAACGGGGTTGCGCATGTATAGAGGCACAGGCCAGACCGTCACAGGGTACGGCCTGTTCAACGCCAGCACCAACCAGTTCCAATACTACGATGTCGCCATGACATTGATAGAGAAGTGATAGCATGTATGTCGCACCCGAAGGATACAGGGATATTGCGCACAGCACCGACAGGGTTGAAAGCGTCTATATGTCGCTGGGAGTGGACATAGACAATACAGCCGCTGATGAAATCACCAGTTATGTGGCCGATACGTTGCCCATGACCAACAATAACCAGCTTGTCGATGCGATGTATGAGATAGACCATGAACTGGCCACATACGAGGCCGACGGCATCCCCACAGCGGAAAGCGCAGGCATGATAGTTCCCCCCGTAGGGCCTACAAGGCAGGTCAGGACCGCATGGTGGTCGCAGGCCATGTCCGACGCGGAAGGGGATATAGAAACATCCATCACGATCAATTTTTCACAAGCCCATTCCTCGGCCCTTACTATCTACACCGACGGGCCTAACATCCTCGAAGGGTCGGTTGCATTCACCTATAACGGAAACACCGATACAGTGCCTTTGACGGGGCATAACGGGCGTTGTGTTGCATCAGGCAACCACCAATACACAAGCATAACCATCACCATCACAAAGATAGACCAGCCATACAGGCACCTGCGCATCGCTGAATTCGAGTTCGGGGATTCCATCACCATAAGCACCCTCACCATTGCAAACGCCATCACATACATAGATGAAATCGACCCATTCCAGCAGGGCCTCCCAATGAGGGAGTTGGACTTTGATTTGATCAATGTGAACGGGGAGTACGACGAGGATAACCCTAATACGCTGTTTCAAAGGCTTGCAATAGGCAACCCCATTAACCTATCATACACGCTGTTTGGCAACGGCACCAGGCACACCATCCCGATGGGCCGTTTCGTCATTGCCGAAAAAAGATCAAACGGCAACTGTATCACCGTCACCTCCTATGATACGCGCTGGTACCTGTCACAGATGTATAACTCTTGGAGCCTAAGCACATCGCAGAGCCTGGGGGCAACGCTGGATACATTGCTGACAAGCTTGGAGGTGGCGCATACGATAGACCAGGATGTTTATTCGATATACCCCACAGCCAACCACACATTCGACACGGAGTCCACTGTATTGGAGGACATCATGCAAGTGTTGCAGGCATACGGGCTGACCTTCATTCCCAACAGGGTGGGAACCATGATCATAGGCACGGATTTCGACTCCGATGCCTATGGCCTTATCCCCCCTACGATACAATTCGAATGGCCAACGCCCAACCAGATGAACCGCTACAATTACATCGACATAATCTACGGCCAGGGCGACCATTATATCAGGGATTTAAGGCCAACGCCCAACCAGGCCAGGGTTGTATTGAGCGTCAATAACGGGCTTGTGGCGACAGAGGCGCAGGCCGTCGCCATTTGCAACCGTTTGGCCAGCAGGATATACGATAAGAGCATGAACATAAAATGGGCATCCGACCCCGTGCTGGACCTGGGGGATACGGTGGATGTGTTCTCTATATGGACGCTGAACGATACGCCTGCAACATATCGGGCACTGAAAAGGGAGATCACCTTTGACGGGATGTTGAAGGAGGATACAACCCTGGTCGGTTGAGCAACGTTTAATACAAAGCATCCGCATAAAACCACCATGCAGAGGAACACGTTGCAATACAAGCAGGACACCAGGACGCAGGAGGAACGCGACGCTGAAACCCGTGCATGGGTCCAAGATCATCAAACCGTAACATCCAAACGCTTGGTCTTTGATTCCCCTGATGACCCTAAAAAACCCCATAACTCTGGAGGCTATGCTGACGGGGGCGCAGGAGGCTGGCTGTTAAAATATATCCCCATTTTCATAGGGGCCGTCCTTGGGATGATATTGGGCCATTCCATATTTCAATGGCTGTTCGGCTGATTAAAACGCCACCATCCCTTATTAACACTGTTAAAGATAGAAGGGTATGGCCATATCAACAGTTCAGGTCGTGGTGAACGGAGTAACCACCACACTGACTTATAATTCATCAACTGGAAAATACGAGGGTACGCTGACAGCTCCGAGTCAGACCTCTGGAAAAAACAACAACGGCCAAGGCCCAGGCGTTGGAGCAAATGCACAGAACGGATATTATCCTGTAACTGTCAGAGCCACGGATAACGCTGGGAATGTCACCGAAGAAACAGTATCGGGGTCGTTTGCAAACAGCCTTAAACTGTATGTCCTGGAAAAGACCAAGCCTACGGGTGCAATACAGTATCCTGCAAGCGGTGCAAACATCGGGAACAATGCAAAGCCCACCATCAAATTCACATTCTCGGATTCAGGCTCTGGTATCAAGCAATCAACTGTCAAGATCAATGTGGATGGAACAGATCATGCGCCTACAACCGCGTCATTCAATGCGGATGGAACCGTGCTGACTTGCACATACACACCAACCAGCAACCTGGCGGATGGAACGCATACGATCAAGATAAACGGTGCAGACTATGACGGCAACACTGCCAGCGAAGTGACAAGCACCTTCAAGATTGATACAACGCCTCCGACACTGAATGTGACTGCTCCTGCCAACAATCTGCTGACCAACCAGGATTCCGTGCTTGTCACTGGAACGAC